TATAAAAAACAACCTGACGGTAGATGGGAACAAATTCTATCAGGTGAACGTGAGGATGGTGCATTTTATGAAGATCTCATATAAAACTTGTCCAACGTGTGACGCTAGATGGTTGAATGATCAGTTGTATTGGCAAGATGGTAAAGAAGGATGTCCGCACGATCTTGCGGGCCTAGTTTGCAATACACTAGAAGACTATGGTTATGTGAAAGATCCAGATTGTATAAATCCATGTAGGGGGTCCGATAGCGGAAACACATGGGAGCATAGAAGATTTTGGCAAGATGAAAAATGAAACTCAAATTACCCAAGAAAAAACCATTTAATGCTGCGCTAAAACTTAATCGTTGGCCAGTAAATTGGTTTGATGATAAAAAAGAGAAAGAGAGAAAAAGACAAGAAAAAATTTCTAAACTGTATCCGAAAAATGAAAATAGAATTTAAAAAATCACTTAAATATCTTTGTTCGGTTATAATTATTGCACAATTGGCTATAATTATGTTACAATTAAATCGTAAGTCAGGTTTCAAATGTAGAATGGGCCCTGACCAAATTGTTTACTGTTTACAACGATGATCACACCAAGAACGCCTAAACCCAAATTAAATTTTCTTGAAAGACTAACAAGGTTATGGAACAAAGACAAGAATAAGTAAATATACTTGTTTGTATCATAAATAACAGTGTAAAACTACGAGCCCACGGCTTAAAATCGTGTCTCACTATACAGTCGGTTATCACGACTTACAACATCATCATTATGAAATATGTGAATATGCTAAAGATGCGTATGAAGCAAGAATAGAAGCTCTGGAGGATGTTCCCGAATTAAAGGGGCATCCTCATTTTATTGATTATGTTACAAAGGAGAATTAATTATGAAAACATTTAAAGTTAAATATTTACTAAGAGCATGGTGGTTACTATTGATCTTAGTTGGAATTGTTTTAGGACCTACGGTTGCTTATGCTGAAGAAATACAAATGGGTTATGAAGGAAATCTCGTTTTTAATCCTAATGAACTTACTGTATCTGTTGGTGATACAGTCAAATTCGTCAACAATGATTTACCTCCCCATAATGTAGTGTTCGTTAATGGACATGAAAATTTATCACACCCAGATTTAAATTTTGTAAAAGGAGACACAGTAGAAGTCACTTTTGATGAAGCTGGAGTTTACGAATATCAATGCGAGCCTCATGCTGGTGCTGGTATGAAAGGTACAATTATTGTAGAATGAGGTGCTAGAAAATGTCAACGATTACTATACAAACCGAAGAAGGTACTGATCAGTTTGAATGTGACGAAGATACTACTATCTTGGATGCATTAGAGGAAGCTGGTTTAGATCATCCTTCATCTTGCAGAGCAGGAGCATGCTCATCATGTTGTATGAAAATAGTAGAGGGTACAGTTAATCAAGAAGAACAATCTTTTTTAGATGATGATCAAATGGAAGAAGGTTTTGTTTTAACTTGTGTTGCTCTACCTACATCTGATTCTATAGTGCTTTTAGCTGAACAAGAAGAAAATCTCTAATAATGGGAGAGGTAGTCTGGTCAATTAATATAATGTGTGGTATACTTTTAATATGTGTAGGCATTGTAATATACTACATATTTAAGTACGATGAATTTTGGCCTAATGAATAAAAAACTTATTGCTGTACTGAGTATTTTAAGTCTTTCTGCTGCTGTTAAAGCTGAACTGGTGGCAGATTTTACTGATGAAAATTTTGATATGAATGTATTTGCTCAAGAATGGAATAAGGGTTTAAAAAAGTGGGAGTCAGAACAAAAAAGATCTGATCCTGTTGATTCTATAAATAATGCATTAGCAGGTTTTTGGGAGGAAGAATATGGCAGCAATGGTCCCACCGAGTCGGAAGAGTTGTTACAATTTCCGAGTGACGGAGATTAATCGTGTTGTTGACGGCGATACTATTGATGTCACCATTGATCTTGGGTTTGACTTATACAAGAAAGAAAGAGTTAGAGTTGCAGGCGTTGATACGCCAGAGAAAAGAACAAGAAACTTGGAAGAGAAGGCATTGGGAATAGATGCTACAAATTGGTTAAAGAAAAAACTTGAGGATACGATTGATGGAGATGATGAACTCATTATACGAACTGAACTCAAAGGTGGGGTTGGTAAGTATGGTAGGCTGCTTGGTTGGTTATACGTTGGCGATGATAATGTATCGCTCAACGAACAAATGATTGGTGAAGGTTACGCATGGCCATATGATGGTGGTACAAAACAAAAAGATTTTGAAGAACTACGACAACTTCGTAGATCTCGTGGTACATTAATGGAGGGCTAATGGCAGCTTATTGGTTAGCACATCAACTCACGGTTGAATTTATGGAAAACGAAAAAGAAGTAAATGACACTCATAACTGGAGATCTGAATACATAGATCTTGCAGGGCATCGATTAAAACCTAGACAGATAGAATTATTAGAAAAAGGTCCTGATAGTTTATCTGCTAGTTGGGTATTGATGGCTATGTTTTCTGATTGGAAACATATTAAAGGTTATAAAGATCCAGAACCACCTGATTGTCAATCATCATTTAAAGAATGGAATAGTAACTATGAGTCCAGCGACTGATAATGTTTATCTAGGTAATCCTAATCTTAAGAAAGCCAATACACCTATAGAGTTTAGTGAAGAACAGGTTATTGAGTTTGTTAAGTGTAAGGATGATCCTGTTTATTTTGCAAGAAATTATATAAAAATTGTTTCTCTTGATGAAGGTCTAGTGCCTTTTAGTATGTACGATTTTCAAGAGAAAATGGTAAACAAGTTTCATGAAAATAGATTTAATATAGCAAAATTACCCCGACAGACTGGTAAGTCTACAACTGTTATATCATATCTTTTACATTATATTATTTTTAATGATAACGTTAATATTGGTATACTAGCAAACAAAGCATCTACATCTAGAGAATTATTATCTAGATTACAACTTGCATATGAAAATTTACCAAGATGGATGCAACATGGTATTTTAGCATGGAATAAAGGTAATGTAGAATTAGAAAATGGTAGTAAGATATTAGCTGCTTCTACTTCTAGTTCTGCCGTTCGAGGTATGTCATTTAATATTATATTCTTAGACGAATTTGCTTTCGTACCAAATCATATAGCAGAGCAATTTTTTAGTTCAGTTTATCCTACTATATCATCTGGTCAAAAAACTAAGGTTATAATTATATCTACTCCAAATGGAATGAATATGTTCTACAAGTTGTGGCATGATGCTGAACGTGGTAGAAATGAATATAAAACAACAGAGGTTCATTGGAGTCAAGTTCCAGGCAGAGATGCTAAATGGAAAGAACAAACGATTGCAAACACATCTGAAAGACAGTTTGTACAAGAATTTGAATGTGAGTTCTTAGGATCTGTTGATACTCTTATAGCACCATCTAAATTAAAAACGATGGTCTATGAAGATCCTATGATTAAAAATAAAGGTCTAGATATCTATGAACAAGTTAAACCAGATCATAATTATATAATAACAGTTGACGTTGCCAGAGGTGTGTCAAATGACTACTCTGCATTTACTCTAATTGACATTACAGAGATACCATATAAGTTAGTAGGTAAATATAGAAATAATAATATTAAACCAATAGTATTTCCAAATATAGTTTTTGATGTTGCAAAAAATTATAATATGGCATATATTATGGTTGAGGTTAATGATATTGGTGGACAAGTAGCAGATATATTACAGTTTGATATGGAATATGAAAATCTATTGATGTGTGCTATGAGAGGTAGAGCTGGTCAATTAGTAGGACAAGGATTTTCTCATAAGTCACAGTTAGGTGTAAAAATGACATCTACTGTAAAGAAAACAGGATGTTCTAACCTTAAAGCATTGATAGAAGATGATAAGTTATTAATACCTGATTACGATATTATTGCAGAACTTACAACATTCATTCAAAAGAAACAATCATTTGAAGCAGAAGAGGGATGTAACGATGACCTTGCTATGTGTCTTGTAATTTTTGCATGGTTATGTGTATCAGATTATTTTAAAGAAATGACATCTGACGATGTTAGAAAAAGAATTTTTGAAGATCAAAGAGAATCAATAGAAGAAGATATGGCTCCTTTTGGATTTATTTTAGATGGTCTTGATGAAGATACTTTTGTAGAAAAAGAAACAGGTGATATTTGGAAGGTTGATGAATATGGACAGAAAGGTGGTGGAGTTGAATATGATGACTCATACATGTGGAATTATAAGTAATGGATCTTGATTCAGAATTTGAATTAGAACATCTGCTTTTCAAAGAAAGAAAATGTAGAGTTTGTGGAGAAAAGAAAAATTTATTAGAAGATTTTTATTTAACTCGTAAAAATAGAAAACCATTTGCTTCATCATATTCTTATGAATGTAAGTTATGTACTGTTAGAAGAGTGGTATCAACTAGAAAGAAAAATAGACCTAGACCTTTACCTCCATATTTAGCAGACTATCCAGACTGGTAAAGTGTTCATGCATTGTTTCCCCCTTTGAAAGTTAGTAATCAATAAATAATAAGGAGAAATAAATCTCATAGAGGTAATAAAACATGGCGTTTGCTTCACCTGGCGTAAGCATTAAAGAGGTTGATTTAACAGCAACCATTAATGTAGCTGATCAAAATATTGGTGTTATAGCTATCGCAGCACAGAAGGGACCTACAGACGAGGTAACTTACATAAGCAGCGAGAGGGAATTAGTGGATATCTTCGGAGGTCCTGATGAGTATAATTATGAATCTTGGTTTGCAGCTGCAACTGTTATACAATACGGTGGTATCGCAGCAATAATTAGACCTGCTGGAGGAGAACCTGCTTCTGGTTCAGACTTGGCTCTAAGAACTGCTAATGTCGATACTGACGGATCTACATCTGGTGTGATATTAATTAATAATCAATCAGATTACGAAGAAAATTACGGAACTACTACTGCATTTTCTTTTGCAGCAAAGTATGCTGGAACATTCCATAATGGTATCAAAGTCGCAATGACTGACGTTGGTGCTCATCAACGAGTTACCGTTACTCCAACTACTACAGGAATAACTGGTGTAGACACAGTTAGTGCTGCTGATAGTTCAAGAGCTGCTGGAACATACACAATCGGTGCTTCAGATTACACTGCTCAAGGATCTGGTACTGGTGCTACTTTTTCTATTGTAGTTGATGGATCTGGTGCTGCTACTGTAACAGTTACATCTAGTGGTTCTGGTTATGTAATAGACAATACAATCACTGTTCCCGATGCAAAACTCGGTGGTGGTGGAGGTGCATCATTAACATTTGATGTTTCTGCTGTTGGTGCTGCAATGCAAGGTGCAGGGCAATTCCTTAAATGGGGAACTTCACCTAATGAATATTATGCTACTGTTTATAGTAATGACGGTTCTGATACATACAGTTTAACTTTATGGGATACTACAAAAAGAGTTGCAGTAGGTACAGTTCTTAAAGATAATGCT